TTATAAGATATACGTTTAATACCTGTGCCAAGCGCAGCCGCTTGTTGTGTAGTAAAAGCAGATAATTGACCCACTAATTTAATTTCCGTTAGAAAATTCCACATCTTCCGTACACGCCCATCATTTGGATTTAGAGTCTCTAGGCCATGTAGCGGATGTTCTTTACCACTTGTTAAAGTAAGGAGTTCTTCTAGTGCTTTCTGTAACTCTGACATCTCATCCTTGTTTAGTAGGGGTATCACCTCTCCACCTTCTTTTATTATGTTAGAAGCTTCCTTTGCTTTGTTAAGTAAAGGAGCAATAGTCTGTACTGTTTTAATAACAGCTTTACTATCTATGTTAACATTTCGACTCTGTAATGCCCGTGCTATTTGAGTACCCATTTCCTGAGCAACGTCTGCAGTATCCTTAAACATAAATAAAGCCTCAGGAGACTCTAATAACTTCTCAAGTATAGCATCAGGTCCTTCCGCCCCTTTCAAAACTTTACCTAATGTATTACCTGCGGAGCTAAGTAATGTACGTACTGCCACATCCCTTTCTGCTAACTCAGCAACATTCGCGGCACCCTTAGTTAGAACTTCTTTAACAGTCTCTGTCTTTAGAATCTTTTTGGCACCCTTTTTAGTCAAAGCATTCCCTTGTACACTAGATGTATTAGCTGAGACTTCAATTAGACGTTTAGCAGTTTCTTCTTCTAAGCCCCCAAAAGAAGTTCTCTCATAATTAATAGCTGTCTCAGGAGGTTTTGTACCTGTAATAGGAGGGCCTGTTAGAGCCTCCATTAAATCTTCCACAGTAGAAGCTATAATCTCTACTGTAGAAGCTTCCTCTGGTTTAAGAGCATTGGTGGGTGCAGCTTCCTCTGGGGAAACAGGGGATACTGGCGTACCTTCTTCTGCCCCACTTTTTGTAACCTGCTTCTCTGGTTTAGTTATCTTAGTAAAATCAACCTCCCTTCCCTGTTTGTAGGCAGCAATAACCTCGCCTCGCATAAGCTTTGACATAACAAGTAAGTCTTCTTTAGCCATACCTGATTCAGCCACTGCAAACGCAATATATTCAGGCTGTCTTTTACTAGGGTTCTTTACATTTCCCATAATATATAAAGCTTTCTCAAAATCATTAGCAAACTTTATATTCTCTTTCTTAAACTTAGGGGCCGCACCCCGTAGTTCCTTAGGTAATTTAGAGAAAGGAACTGCTTCAGTTTCAGCAACATTCTTAAGAGCTTCAGCAGTCTTAATAGCTTCAGCATCCTTAAGCTTTAAATCCTCAACAGTATTAACAATATTAGAATGAGATAAAGCATCTGATTCACTTAAGGCTACTAAAGTCTGCTTAATCTCATCATCAGTTTTGCCTGTAGCTTTTAAAGAATCTTTGAGATACTTATAGAAATGAAAAAGACCTTTAGTACTAATTACAGCAGCCTCTAAACCTAACCCTAGTATAGCGCCCTCTGTGGCATGTTTAAATTTATCTTCATACTGATTTTCTGAGGGGGAAGCGAGATAATCAATAAGAGAATTATCCCAATCATAACCTTTTAATGTTTCTGATAAACGTTGGTCCTCTCTCCCTAGTGTAAAAGCATCTGTGGCGGCACCACGTACAGTAGCATTACCTACTACACCTAAGGTACCCGCAGCTTTAAAAGGGGCGAAAATTCTCCCAGGACCTGCATAGAAAGCTGCAAACTTAGTTATACCCTCTGATATATGACCTGTAGGAGTCTCTAGTTGCCCTGTGTTCTCAATTATCCAATCAGATATAGGTGTATTAGTATCCTCCCCTCCAATAGTCTTAGTAGTTTCCTTAAGGGCTCCTGCAACACCTTGTAGCGCCCCTTGAAATAGATCCTCTATATGGGTATTTACTGTCCTAAGCGAATCAAGAACACCTCCACCATCTACCTCTGGTTGTGTCTCTACAGGAGTAGGGGCATACTTATTTTTTAACTGTTCTAAACTGTTATTTGGAGGAATCTCCTTTTCCTTACTATACTTATTTTTTAAGTCTTCAATGTTCATCTTACTCTCCTGTCTCATACGTAGGGCTATACTGCCCAATAACAGTACTTGCGACCTCTAATCGTTTAGTAATACTATTAATAGTACCCTCGGATTTTAATTTTTGATACTCTTTATGGTTTAGCAACTCAGCAGCGGCCCCTGTATAATCCCCTGTATTAAATTTAGATACCCATTCATGAGAAGCTTTTACATCCCCTCTGTACACTAACTGTATTAATTCACTACTAAGGTCCTCTCCTAGACGTTCTACATTCCCAAAGATATCCTCAACCTTAGCCTGCTTCTCCTCGAAGCCTTTAATAAAACCTTTCTGTATATACTCCCCAGTTTGGCCTACACCATATGTTAAAATACCTTTATGGTCTTTATAATAACCATTTACAAACCCTTCAATCTCTGTGATACGACGTTGAGGTTTAGTTAGTTTAACTTTATATAACTCTTCATACTTAGATACCGCTTTCTTACCATAATAAGTATTCTGGGAGAGTGTCTTACCATCCCAAGGGTCTATCGCTGTTCCTGTACCTGACATACTACCACCCCTTACTTTTTATAATTTTCTGAGCCATCTCTATATGAGAAGAGTCTGCTGTTTTATCATTTGCGATTTGCATTATAATTTCTTTACCTAAAGTAGCAAACTCCTCCTCTGTGATAGGGGTGCTTTTAGGATTATTTTTAGGAACTATAGCTTCATCGCCCCCAAAGAGCCTCGCAAGGAAAGTAGGTACACCATCTTCGTTTAAAGGATATTGAGATGTATCACTCTCTTTAGAAACTACTGGTGCACTTCCAACTTCAGGGTGTGCCTTGAGGGCGCTCTTCTCAGCAGCATCTCGTAGGGTTTTTAGTACTGAATAGGGAACTACTTGAACATCATTTGTCTCTAGGTACTCTTCAATAGCCATTGTAAAATCATCTTGAAAAACACGTACCCTGTTTGGGCCTCCTTTGGGATCAAGTAAATTACCTAGGGCATCTGTTTTATTTAAGACGGCTTGAGTAGTACTTCTAATTCTAGAGACATTATTTATATAAGTTGAGCCTTGTGCACTTGTTTTATTTCTAGTGTACGCTAGTGCTAACGTCTGAACTTTAACTACATCCTCCTTTGTTAAAGAAGTACTTAACTTAAGAATATCTACACTAGAGAGGTCACCGTTACTAGCAGACGCTCTTGCATCTAAGAAAGCATCCGCATCTGAGACCTCTTGAAAACCTGTTTGCGTAAGGCTCCTAAATTGTTTTACTAAAGCGCCCCTTTGTTTAGCTGTAATGTGCTTTCTATTATCTTCTAATAACTGTTCAGCAAGCTGTGTCTCATCCGCCCCCGCTCCCTCACCTAAAACTAGTTGCA